CCGACCACAGAGCAGGCCGGCACGGACAACGTGCACCTCGAGGCCGACGTGGACAACACGGTCGTCTTCAGCCCCAATCCGGCCTCGGACTACATCACGCTGGCACTCGTCGTGATGACGCTCAAGCAAGCCTTCAATGATCACATCTGGGATTGGCCGGATGTTCATCGCAAGTGGGACAAGGACAACGAGGTCACCTCTCCAGACATCTCCCTGGATCCGCCGAACCCGGCCGAGCTCGCCGCGCTCATCGTGCTGCTCAACGAGATGCGGCTCGACTTCAATAATCACATTGTGCTGCTGGGCTACGACGACTTCAACGAGGAGTCCCTCTTCGCCTTTCTGGACTCGCATCTCACCCCGGCTGTCTTCGATCCCAACCTGGGCTCAGAGGGCTTCGAGCGGGCCTGGGCTATCAAGGACTTGTATCCCGAGGCTCTCGACCAGATGGACATGGTCTCCGTGGACGGCCCGGGGCACTGGCGCCTGGAGATCGCTTCGATCCCCGACGATGGCGACAGCATCATCATCGACGACGAGCGCGGGAATGGCCCGCTGACCTTCGAGTTCGACGACAACGGGTCATGGAATCCGGACAACATCCGCGTGGATATCGCCGGAGCCACCACTGTGGCGCAGGTTCGCTACACCCTGGCCGGCGAGATCTCGATTTCGGCACTCCAGCTCGACGTCGACGAGCCTCTATCAGACGTCATCCTGTTGACTCCGGCTGACGCTGCCAGGGCCACGGAGACCATGGTCAATCCCGGCACTGCCGGCGACCACATCGGCACGTACCTGATGATTGCAAGCTGGCCCGATGGTCACGAGGAGTTCCTCTCGGTCCTCGAGTACATCGACACCGAGATTGGGATCAGGGAGCGCTTCGAGGCCTCCTGGTTCTTGCCGGGGAGCACCCCTGGGGCCCCCAACGATCGCTTCCTCTCGCGCTACTTGAAGACAAGTGCGGATGGCGACTACTGGGCCTTCTCCGACGCTCAGCTGTCTGCGGGCATCACGGAGAACTTCGAGGCGGGCTGGAAGGACAACGACGAGGGCGCCACGAAATACTGGTCCGGCAGCGAGTGGCGCTTTTTGGCATCGCACCTGTGGGTCTTCGGTGTGGGGGAGTACACCTTCGCCGACTACAACCTGCAGACCCAGGTGGGCAACACCTATCCAGCACTCACGTCTGGTGACTTCTCTCGTCGAATGTACGCCAAGGTGACGGAGCTCATCCAGGCGAACATGCCAGCCGTGGCGATCACGTTCAAGGATGCACTGGGCGCGACCCAGAACCTGATCTTCTGGTTCGATGACCCGGATGACACGGGCCCGGATGACGAGGTGTACGACGTGTCGATCACGTTTGCCACCCCGCTGATCACGGATCCCAGGTATAGGTTCGAAGAGCTGTTCGACGGTGTCACCGAGGTGACCTTCGCCGGTGGCTATGGCCCAGAGTCAGGCGGCGCTGTTGACATCATGGGCTGGGAGAAGGCCCACGAGGACTTCAGCGACGACTGGACCCTGAGCCTGGACTAAGGAGAAAAGACCCATGGCCGAATCAGATTTCACTCTCTTTGGCGCCTCGGCGGCAGACATCAAGCGAGGAGTGACCGCGGGCATCACCCCACCGACTGGGGGCGGCAACTTCATCTTTGGGTTCAACTCCCTGGTGGACGAGTCCGCGGCGGTGGGCTTGTACTACAACGCCACGGACTACGCCCCGCTGCGGGACAACTCGGCGAACCCGACAGGGGGCTCCGTCCGCGCCGCGCTGAAGCGAGGCCAGTCGCCCTCGCCCACGGGCTACTCCATCGGGCTGTACATCTGCCTGCAGGGTGGAAGCGCTCCGACGATCAGCGACTCGGGCTACTTCCTGGGCCTGGCCGACAACGATCCGAGCGAAATCGTGCTGGCCAAGGTCGCACCGAACGCCGGCCTCGATCCGGAAGCCACCACGGCCCTGCGCATCTCGTCGACCACATACCTGTGGGACACGTGGCTACATCTACGTCTCGACGCCATCGTCAACCCGAACGGCGACGTGGTGCTGAAGTGCTTCGAGAGCGACCTGGACACCTATGCCGTCTCCTCGCCCAACTGGCAGCCCATCGGCGGCATGGCCGACTACATCGACGACGCGCTGGGCATCAACTCCGGGTCCAACCCCCTGGCAGGAGGCTGGGGCGGCTGGGCTTTCCATAGCGAGCAGACCAACGCTCGTGGGTACATCGACCACTTCGAGTTCCACAGGCAGGCGTAATACGCGATGGCCGAGAAGAATCCATTCATCCACGCCTACGGGGAGAGCCAGGGCCGGCAAACTCCCGGGGGCTGGACCGCGACCGACGGGGACTTCGTCTACGTCCTGGGCGACGAGAACCTGGCGACGTTCGATTTCTTCTTCAATGACTACGTCGAGGTCAAGCAGGACCTCGACCTCGCCGGCATCAACATGCTCCGGGTTGACTCCAGGATCATCCAGCCGGCCATGCCCGTCGAGCGCAACGTCGCTGTGAACCCCAGCCTGGTGCACACGGCCGTCCTCCAGCGCGGCCACGTGACGCAGAGCCTGAACCTGCGAACCAACACCCTGGCCTACCAGGTCAATCCGGGCAGCGAGACACAGCTCAAGGAGCCCTACAGCCTACCAGCCAACGCGGTGCTGCGCATCGAGGTCGATGGCGGCGGCGACTTCGACATCGCCTTCCCGGCTTCACCGCCGGTCATGACCCTCACCGCGGCCGAGATCGTGACCATCATCAACGACGCCCTGACCCTGGGTGCCGTCCCGGCCGAAGCCCGGGTGGGCTGGGACGCTGATGACCCGACGGTGATCATCACCGCGGATTCCACCGGCAAGACGGCGACCTTTGAGGTCAAGGACTACCCGGGTCCGAGCCCGGACGCCAACGTCAGTCTGGGCTTCTTCCAGAAGGTCGCCCGGCCGCTCGCCACGGACACCAAGATCTATGGCGGCGACGACCTCTCGGCCATCGATGCCCCCGATGCGCACTTCACCCTGGCTGACCTGGGCCTACCCCTGCGGGTCACGGGGGCGACGGCTGACCCGGGCAACAACATCACCAACCACATCGCTGCCATCCTGGAGCCCAGCGTGGCCGTGCTCAAGCTCCCGGTGACTGCCGAGCCAGTGGGCTTCGACGCCGAGATCAGAGCGTGCCTGTGGGAGATATCCCTGCATGTCGATGGCACCGAGGTGTTCGCCAAGCAGATCTCGTCCAACAGAACCGTGGACACGAACGATATCGCAGCAAACGTCTCCAAGCTGACCGGGAGCTACGAGGTGCTCTTTCGGCTGAAGCTGAGGGCCGCTTAATAGAGGAGAAGGAACCATGAGCGTAGAGCTACTGAACAGCCAGGCTAAGCCTCAGCCGCCCAGCCCCAACATGAAGGCGAGCATGGGCCTTGGGGGTGAGTTTCGCCTGATCCAGTTCGACCTCGACGGGTTGAAGGGCTCCGGGCCCGGCGGCCAGATCACCTTCGAGGACCTCTGGGAGCGCCGAGCAGACGGCACCATCAAGATGCGGCACCCCCGGCGTGCCAAGGAGGTCAAGGCCAAGAACAAGTTCTTGAAGCGTGGCCTCGGCTTCCTTCTCGCCCGAGCGATCACGCAGTTCACGTCCTACCCCACGGCGGACCTGTACCCATCTGAGGTCTCCTTCGACCTCGACGGCAACCCGTTCACCGACTTGTTCATGGTGGCCGATGCGCCGTCCATCGCGCCGGGCTACGACGGTGACGTCCGGCCGGCCTGGGACGAGAGCGACAGCGAGTACGTGTCAGTCGTTCCTCCAGCGCCCACGCCCAATGATGGCACCACCCATTACGTGGAGGAGGGCCGCAGGGGCTGCACCGCGGTGGGCACCTCGGACTCCGCGCCGGGCCTGCGGAAGATCTCCACGGCCTGGGTGGCCCAGCCACCCTACGGTGAGCTCGAGATCGTCTTCTTCGCCGAGTCGCGCATCGACGAGCTCACCAAGGCCACAGGCTACATCGATGTGGCCTCGGTCGCCGGCTGGGTCGATGGTACGGACACCTTTACCCTGAATGACGGGGTGAACTCCACAGCGACGGTCTTCGAGCTCGACAACGATGGCGTGGTCACCGCCGGCCGCGTCCGCGTGGACTACTCTGGCTCACCAACTCTGGCCCAGATGGCGGTGCGCATCGCGGCGGCCATCAACGGGGTGGGTGATAAGCTCTTGATCTCGGCCGAGGTCGACGATCTCATCACCACGCGGGTCAACCTGACCAACTACGCCGGAGGCACCCCAGGCAACATCGCCATCACCGAGACCGTGGCCGATGGCAATTTCACCGTCTCTGGCATGAGCGCCGCCACCGATCCATCGATGACCAACCGGCAGATCGACAACGTGCCGTTCAAAGCCATCGGACTGGCCAGAGGTCGGGACTGCGGTAACACGGAGACCAATAGCAAGATTGGCATCCGGGCCATCATCGGTCTCGCCCCCACCATCCAGGGCAAGTGCGACAGGGCCTATGCCCACGAGTTCATCGACTACTCTGACCTCGATGCCAACCCCAGGGTGCCGCTGCACAAGTATATCACCAGTGAGACCTTTGCCACGGAGGCCGTGGGCCTCGACGCGCCGGCAGGCTACGTGGCGAGCTCGGAAGAGACCACCGATGACATCGTGACATTCCCCACGACGCCCAACCCGACCATCGACCGGGACAACAACACCATCGAAATTCCCAGCGCCCAGTGGATGCTGCCCGACACCATCGGCTTCGAGACCGAGCATGTCCGGATGACCCTCAACGTCTCCGGTTCGGTCTCCAACGATGGCGATTACACCATCAAGAAGCTCACCAGGGATGGCACCTACGGGCACTGTCGCAAGGTGGAGGTCTTCGAGGCCATGTCTGGCACGGGCACCGACACCTCAGCCATGACTATCAAGCTGCAGCGCACCTACATCGGGGAGAACGCCTTCGACGGCAACGTGGAGAACGAGGGCCTGACCTACGACCCGACGCCGCCCGAGCAGGACGTCTCGGACCCATGGGCTACGGTCATTCTCGGTGAGAAGTGGGCACCGACGGGCGGCGGCCCGCACACCCTCGCGCGCATCTTCGCCACGCAGCTCAACGCGGGCACCCCGACGCCCAAGACCATCAAGGGCATCCGGATCATCGCGCCGCCTGGCACCAACGTGGAGAACCTGCCCGACCAGTTTCACATCGAGGTCCTGGATGGCGGAAGTTCGCCTCCGGCCACCATCCCGGACGACCTCGAACCCGCCAACGATAATCACTGGTCGGCGGCTGCAGGTGTCGCCGGGGAGTGGGACTTCGGTGCCGGCGAAGCCGATGCCATCTACCAGGCCGGCCAGTACGGCGTCGAGTACACCTTCACCACTCCGGTGGCCGACGTCTACGGCATCCGGCTGAGCGCGATGCGCAACCAGGGCGTCGATGCCCCCACGGAGATCGCCCAGTTCATGTGCTTCGAGGAGCCGGCCGACATCACCCTGTCCGGCAAGCGCATTTCCTACTCCATCGACGGCGGGTCCAACTATCACTTCATGGACGTGCCGGACCAGGCGGCGACGAAGGACATGAACCTCATCGTCGATGCGCTGAACGCCGCCATCCTGGGCTACGAGGCCGAAGCCATCCGCTCGGAGTTCGGCTACCTCTGGTTCAGGGCCACGGTCCAGGGTGACAACAGCGAGCTCGACCTCAACACGGAGGCCGCCGGGAGCACCATCAACACGGACTTGGGGTTTGCGTCCGGAGCCACGTCTCGCACCGGCACGACGCAGACCTTCGAGAAGCTGACCAAGAACGCGGCGACGATCATCTATCGCTTCGCCTTCTGGGGGAACCTGCCAGAGGCGGTGTAAGGAGTCTACGATGCTACAAGGATTCTACAAAGCAGCCGTACATGACGCCGAGCATCTCGGCTCCACACCCAAGGCGATGGATGCGCCTTTCCTGGCAGCAATCAAGGAGGGCCGCATCATGGACTTCCTCGACGGGTTGCCAAAGGTCGCCGAGGCCGAGACCGGCAACCTGACCATTCAGCTGTTCCCAGCCTGGTTGATGTATCTGGTGTTCAACGCGCCGGTGACCAACACGGACATGACCTCCGCCGGCACGGATGTCGGCCTTCGCGGTGTTGGCCTCTCCAGCCAGTCCTCGGAGCCAACCTACACAGAGTCGACCAATGTGTCCGGCTATCAGGGTAACAGCACTTGGTGCAGCAACAATGACGTCATCGGTGGCTACACCAAGCAGAAACAGCTCCTGCTGGACAACATCGAGCCGCACCGGGTCTGGTCGGATGAGGGCGGTCGGGAGGGCATCTATCTCCGCACCAGGTTCCTGTGGCTGCCAAGCGACGGCCTGATGAGCGACATCCGCGGGGCCATCAGCCAGTTCGGCAATGATCCGGACCATAGCAACAACAACTTCACGGCGCGTTTCGGCAGGGTGGGTCGCACCAGGTTCAAGGACTCGGGCGGCAACCCGGTCACCTTGGCCAAGACAGCGAACCAGTCGTTCTTCCTCGAGCACCTCGTCAAGCTCTTCACCAGGTAGGAGGCAGCCATGAGCAAGTGGTTCTATTCAGTCACCACCCCCGATGGAGTAGCCGGCGGAGAAGGCCCATTCGATACCGAGGGAGAGGCAAACACGCACAAGGCCCAGTACGACATCGACACGCCAGGCTGCACGCTGGGGGATCCATTCGAGGCCGAGGATGACTACACGTTCCCAAGGCCGCAGGCCAGGATCACCCGTGGCAACGGCACCGAGTACATGCTCTACACCGATGGAAGCACCTCGGAGCTGACGTAGCAAAGGCGCAGGCAGGAGATAAGAGATGGCAATCCCAGTTGCTCAGGCAGGCGCGGACCAGTCCTTCGCCTACAGCGCGAGCCCCGTCACGGTGACACTTGCCGGTGCGGCCACCAACTCGCCGACCGCATGGGAGTGGACGATGCTCTCGGTGCCGTCGGGCTCCTCGGCCGACTCCGGCTCGAATCAGGACTTCACCGATGGCGTGTCCAGCCTGCAGAACCCCGACTTCGACATGGACGTGCCAGGCTGCTACGTCTTGCAGCTGCGAGCCCAGAACGCCGAGGGCTGGAGCGATCCGATCCTCGACAAGGAAGGTGGGCAGACCCTCTGCTTCATGCGGACGGAGAAGTTCGACCTCGAGATCCCGGGCTACCAGGGCTACCGGTACGATCCGTACATCAACGGGTCCCTCCTCGACCTCGAGACCGGCCTCGCCGACCACAGCGCGCGGCACGACCCCGGGGGAGACGATGCAGTCACCACGGCCGCCCCGGGCGCTACCGGCGTCGCCACGGCTTCCGCAGAAGGTTCTGCCGCGTCCTTCGCCCGCTCTGACCATGCACATCAGTCGAACACGGCTCCGGCCGATACGACCAAGGCAGCCGCTGCCATCGGGACCAGTGGGGAGCCCGCCAGGGCTGATCACAAGCACGACGTGACCACGGCGGCGCCAGCCGCGGCTGGGGTTGGAACCGCCTCCGGCGAAGGGTCGGCCACCACCCTGGCACGCTCCGATCACTCGCATCAGTCCAACACAGCACCAGCGGATACCACAAAGGCGGCTGCGGCCATCGGTACCTCCACCGAGCCGGCCCGCGCCGATCACAAGCACGACGTGACCACGGCAGCACCGGCGGCTGCTGGGGTCGGCACTGCTTCTGGTGAGGGGTCTGCAACGACGCTTGCTCGATCAGATCACAGCCATCAGTCCAACACGGCCCCTGCCGATGTGACCAAGGCAGCTGCAGCCATCGGTACGTCCACGGAACCGGCGCGAGCCGATCACAAACATGACGCGAGCACCGCAACTGCGGGGGCTGCCACGCCTGGCGACTCGGCCGCAGAGGGATCGGCTACCTCGCTGGCCCGCTCGGACCACCAACACAGCCTGCCCGCGTTCGGCACCGGCTCGGGGACCTTCTGTGAGGGCAACGACTCGCGGCTGAGTGACGCTCGCACGCCGACGGCCCACGACCTCGGTGGGGCCGAACACACCGCCGACGCCCTGGCTGACCTGAACGGCAAGATCACGGACTACAGTCTGGGCTCACCCGTGACGGCTCAGGCCAGCACGCCGCTCTCCCTGACGGCCAACGACTCAGGCAAGGTCTACACGAACGAGGGCGCCTCCGCCCAGATCGTGTTCAACCTGCCTACGGCAGCAGCCGGCCTCGACTTCACGTTCATCGTGCAGGACGCCGATGGCATCCAGGTCGTGGCTGCCTCCGGAGATACCATCAGGATCGCTGCGTCGGCGACACCGGCGGCCGGCAACATCTCAACCACGACCGTGGGGAACACGGTGAAGCTCGTCGCGATCAATGCCACCGAGTGGGTCGCGGTGTACTACGTCGGCACCTGGACGGTTTCAAGCTAGGAAGCTAGATGGCAGGCTACGGCGAACAATACGGGGTTGGACAGTACGGGCTGGAGAGCAGCAGTCGTGCCCCAGTCCTTCTTCAGAACCAGTCCCCTGCCGACGGCGCAGTGGATGTCACGCCGTACACGAAGATCTACCTCGAGCTGACCGACGCCGACGGCGATCTCGCCGAGGCGACTGTTCTCCTCAAGATCAACGGTGTGACGGCCTGGTCCGGCGACGCCGAGCAGCCCGGCTTCTCGGTCACCAAGACCGCGATCACCAATGGCTTCAGCTACCTCATCAGCCCCTCAAAGCCTCTCGAGCGCGGCAGCCAGGCCATCGTCGATGTCTACGCCGAAGACGGCATCGCCAACATCCTGCGAGGCCACTGGCACTTCACCGTCGGCGTCGGCGAGTGGCTGCTCAAGCGCGACCACTTTGACAACGAGACGGTGGACGCGGATGCCTACGCCGGAAACGGTATCATCACCGAGCCCGCAGGCTCCGACCTGAAGCTCGATTGCCCCAACAGCGCAAATTGCGACTGGTACAGCAGCATCAACAATGCGCCTCGGGCCTCCTATGCCATGGCCGACGTTGTCGGCACCAAGCCGCGTCGCACTGGCCTCTTCGTGCTTGAGTGCCGCATGACGGACTGGGCGGCCACGGCAGCAAACGTGGCTGGCGGCCTCTGCGTTTTCGATGACTACCAGAATGCCTATCAGGCCTTCTTCTACGAGCCCACCGATGACTACCGAGTCGACAGGCTGTTGGCCAACGTCGGCGCGAATCTCTACCAGGGGGGCGACGGCCAGCCGCATCCGAGCTCCAACGTCTGGAAGTTCGCCATCGTCTGGAACGATAGCGACTACACCCGGCGGGCCAGGCTCAGTGGGTTTGGCTACACGACGGCGGACTACACCGATATCCCCGGGCGGCAGATTCGCTTCTACGTCTCCGTCAACGATGGAACCTCGTGGACTCTCATGCACACGCGGACCATCGACACCGGCCTGGACCTCAACCACGTTGGCGTCTACCAGAAGAAGTGGGATGCCGGAGCTTCGGCCAACTCCCAGGCGTACTTCGACTATCTCGAGCTGTGGGAGCTTGAGCCTCCCGAGCAAGTCTACGAGCAGAAGGAACCAGGCGACGCCTTCGGCGACGTCGAAGGCTCTCAAAGCATCACACCAAAGGCCAGCATCGAGGATGCCTCCACGGTCTCGTCGGACGCCGAGGGCCCTCTCGCCCATGGGCCCCAGGTTCCCATGGGTGTCAGACTGCCCGGCCCTGCGGGCCAACAGCCCGGCACCGTTGGCCCCTTCGACGCGGCGGGCATCGAGGACGAGTCCACGCCGCTGCAGGATCTGGCCCTCACCGGCCAACCTCTGGGCATTGGCCAGCAGGCCCAGGACGACGTCCAGCTCGGACGGGCAACCGCCGGCCTCGAGGACGTCTCAGAGTACTTCGCGAGCATCGCGACTGACTACCGCACCGACACGACGGATGGTGAGGGCCATGCCCATTTCATCGGCGAGCGTGTGGTCTACGCCTTCGTCTACGAGGCCGCGAACGAGGGCGCCCTGTGGACCACACCAACAGACCCAGCCTTCACGGGCTACGGCCAGGACGGCTACGAGTACATCGCAGGCGTTCAGCAGCCCGCCGGCCCCCATGCCCCCTGGGCCACGGAGGGAGCTGGGACCGATCGGAGCTCCCGCGTCGACTTTCCGGACAAGGTGCTCATCTGTGTGACCTTCTCGGGGCACAGTCTCACCCCAGCAGAGGTGGTGATCTTCGATCTCGATGGCTACCCGACCAATTTGAACGTGTGGATGCGCTTCCGTTTTGGCACCTCTGGTGGCAACTACACCATGCTGGGCCGGGTCAACCAGAAGCCGACCAAGGTCCGCATGGCCGGCGGCGTCATGGTCGTGTGCACCGAGGAGGGCGACTACCGCGGCGGCCTGCACATCGTCAACTTCAAGGCCTCGGGCCAGGACTGCGCCCACCACATTCGCTCTGACAACCATTTCAAGTGGGTGCCGGGCAATGGAATCGCCGACAGGAATCTGACCGGCGCCAGTCAGTGGACCACGACCGGTGTCTCGCCCTCACTCCGCATCGAGTCCGAAGAGGTGTGGGACATCTCGATGCACGCCGACGCAGATGATGTCTGGGTGGCCGTAGGGGGCGAGGATCCCGGCCCGAATCTTCTCCGCATCCAGGACGTCCCGAACTGGATGATCGACACCACGGGGGATGTGGGTGAGGCCAACATCGGCGACAAGCGCAACATGATTTTCGACGAGAACGGTTGGCTGTTCCTGAGCATCGACAACCAGGTCTACCGGGTGATCCCCCAGGACTACGAGGAGGGCCTGATCCACCTGGACTCCACGGACCGTTTCAAGCGCATCGGCAGCGAGTCGGTGACCGCTCGCATGCCGACGACCATCAAGCAGATGGAGTCGGAGGGTCGCTACATCTACCTCGCGCTGGAGTCGGGCATCTACATGATGCACGTGGCAACAATGGACTTCTGGCTGGCCTACACCGCCCCGGGAGATGGAGGCAAAGGGCGCGACAACGGCTCACCAGGTGCCGGCGAGCTGCTCGCTGGAGGCGACTCGGACATCAAGAGCATGGCCATCACCCGTCGCTACATGACCGAGCTCTCGACCTGGATGCACTACCTGACCGTGGCCACACGGAGCGGCGCCACCGTGATCCGGCTCTGGGACGAGGTCGTGGTGGACAGCAGGACCTTTGACGACCTGCACGAGCCAGGCGCCTGGTTCAACGTCTCGAAAGCGGAGTAGACCATGGCCTGGGCACAGAGATTCTTCGACGACTTCGACAACGCCACGGTTGACGTCCAGCAGGACGCACAAAACGGGACCATCACGGAGCCGGCCGGTACCGAGCTCGTCCTCTCCGGTTCGGCTGGCACAACTTGTCGTTGGGACGATGCCGGGCGAGACCGTCCATGCGCCTACGAGGAGATCTTAACCCACGACCCGAAGGGGTACGGCTTCTACAAGTTCGAGGCTAAAGTCTCCGGTTTGACCAAGACCGGCGTCGAGGTCCTTGCAGGTTTGTGTTTGTGGGGTCCAACCAGCAAGCACGCATACCTGACAGGCTGGTACGACTCCAACGACGATGTCTACCTCCAGCGCTTGTTGGAGGGTACGGAGTGGGGCACGCGGTGGAACGGTGGCAACTACGGGAACCCGGAGACCACACCGCACATCTACCAGCTATTCGTGAACCTGACAGCCCGTCGTCAGTACATCGAGGACATCGGCGTCTATCTGGACCCGAACGAGATCGGTTTCCGCTTCAGCGCCAACAACGGCTCCAGTTATGTCTGGGCGTACAAAGAGGGCCTCGCCTTCATCCCGACGCGCTTCGGCGTCTACGCCCGCAACTGGTCCACAGGCAGCTACCGTGGATTCGATGCAGCATTTGACTACCTCGAGTTCTCCGAGTGGGACGACGTTGTCCTCAAGGTCGACGAGCCAACCGGCGAGGGCATCGAGACGCACCCTCAGCCCAAGGCCTCCATCGAGGAGGGCGCCACGCGCCTCGGGCAGAGCGGCCCGGTCGACTTCAGCCAGCAGATCGAGGGCGTCCAGCGCCTGCCCGGCCCCGTGGCCCAACAGCCCGGGTCGGTTGGGCCCTTCGACACGGCAGGCATCGAGGACCGCTCCATCCCTGGTCTGCCTCAATCTGGCGAAGACCATCACGGTCAGCCAGAGTGGGGTGACGGCCGAAAGCCGCACGTGCATCAGGCCGGCCTTGAAGTCCCTGTCTTCGGCGGCGTGGTCGACGCTGACTACCTGCCGGAGAAGGACGACGCCGATGGCGCCGAGTTCCTCGACGGGCTGCACGTCCTGGGCATGGCCAGGATTGACACCACGGTGGGCGGCTTTGGCGATCCGACGGCCAACAACCACTGGGGTGTGGCCCGCGACGGCAAGATCTACGCCGACGGCGTGGAGTGTGGTCCGGGTGTATTCGGCACCCTCGCCAGCGGTGTCGATCACGAGCATTGGTGCTTCTCGTTGATCGATCCATTTGGTAAGAGCGCAGTTGGCTCCATCCCATCCATGGTGGCCGACGACCAGATTCGCTTCGTGGTCTCCGGCTACTCTGGCGGTTGGGCCAATGGAGCCAAGGCCTCCTCGGAGCTGAAGTGGTTCCTCCAAGGCGACTTCGACATCCAGGTGGACTTCTCCGGTCTCTCCGTGACGGGGACGGGTTACAACCTGTGCCTATACTGCGTGGCCAACAACAGCGGTGGCGAGGGCACGAATCGGGTTCGCGTGGCCTACGACGGCACCAACTACTACCATGCCCGCACCAACAACGGCGCGTATGTGAACAAAGGCTCGACGTCTGTTCCCGGGAACACCAGCGGCAAGCTGCGCATCACCCGCACCGGTAGCACCTGGCAGGGCTACTACTGGACAGGCTCAGCCTGGGCAACGGTGGGCTCTGCCTTCAGCGATAGCAACGTCGGCAGCGGAGACGTCTTCATCGACATCAACCTCGACGTGAACAATGCCAACGGGCAGGTGGACTACTCCAGCTTCATCATCACCTCGGGCACCACCACCAACAGGGCCGGCTGGTACCGTGAGAGCAGCGGCGACCACCGTGGCACTCAGGCCGACATGCCCAACGTGCTCGGTGTGGTCACAACGGATGCCTCTCTGGACCTGATCGACCTGACCAACGACAAGCTCTGGATGCGCTTCCAGCAGGGAACCAACAACGTGTTGGGTGCAACAGCTGCGAACACACGACCGCGCCGCGTCGCCTGGGACGACGGCCAGCTGTTCGTCGCCTACGGCAGCCATTCGGCAGAGGGTGGCGCAGCCATCGCGATTGACTTCACGCATGACGTGGTGCGCTGGCATCGGGAGCAGGCAGCCAGCGAGACCGGAGGAGTCTACAGGGGCACCTTTGGCCGGGCAGCCGGCGTGATTGCCCTGCGCAACAGCGCGACGGCGGGCTACAGCGGAGACGATGACGCCTGGCGTATTCCGGACTACCGGGTCTACGACGTGGCACTCTATCGTGATAGTGGTGAGGAGTTCAGGGCCATCGCCACGTTGGAGGGCCTGGCGATGTTCAAGTGGACCCGGTGGTACACCGCATCGCCTGGGTTCGAGTACTCGCTGAGCAACGAGACCACGCACATGCGCTGGTGCTTCATCGATCCAAGCACCGGCGAGCTCTTCTACATGGACACCACCAAGATGTACTCCGAGCCTCGAACCACTGGCTGGGAGGCCGCCATGACGGGTGGCACCTTCACTGCCAACAGCAACAAGGATCTACCGGGCACCCGCAAGTTCGAGCCACAGTGGACTGCGGTGAAGTACGGCTCGTACCTCTTCGTTCCGGCGGCGGAGGGCGTCTATCGCGTGGATTGGCCCTCGGGATCTTGGACCTTATTCTATGGAAAGGCGGGAAGTGGCGCGACGCATGAGATCTTGAACGACTACGACCTGGTGCACACCATCACGCTGGGTAACGACGGGACGTTGGATCTCCTGGCGATTGCCACGGCCCGACGGTACGCCGGGCAGGTCACCCTGGTCAGGCTGGACACCAACGTGGTCTACGGCCTGAGTAAGGTCGAGGACCTGAAAATCTGCAACTCGGTGGCGGCATAATGGCAGACCTGGACTTCCTCTCTGGCTTCACCTGGGGCGTCGAAAAGACGACGGTCACGGAGAACGATGGGCTCACGCAGCCACAGGTGACCGGTGCGTCCTCCATCGACACGAACACCATCCGGGTCACGTTCGACCAGGACATGCTATTCATCGAGGACCCAGCCTCGGTGCTCGTGCCCGGCAACTGGGAGCTCAAGGAGCAGATCTCTCTCATACCCCTGGAAGTTCTTTGGGTCACCAAGGTCTCCGAGACGCAGGTGGACGTCCACACGCCCAACCAGAAGGCCACGGGCTACACCATCACGGCGTTGGGCGTGAAGTCGGTCTACTACACCGATATCGACACGGCGAACGACGATGCCACCCTCGTCGGCACCGCCCCGAGCTACCCGGCTCTGAGCGCCGCCACGGGCGAGTTCCACTCCTTCTTCGGCCTCGACTCTGGTCTGCAGGCCGAGGAGCAGACAGACTTCCCGCCGGACACCACGGCGCCGCAGATCGACAACGAGGATCCGGTTCCGAGCTCTATCGACCAACCGATCGACACCAACATCGTGTTCGACCTCACGGACCTCGACCCGGGCCTCGACCTGACCACCATCGAGGTCTACATCGAGTCCACCCTGTCGTATCGTGGGGATACCGACACCTTCATCGGACCCTACGGCGGCGCCGGCTCCGGCAAGGTGGCCATCAGCGATGGCTTCACCTTCACCTTCAACCCGACGAGCGATTTCTCCTCGTACCAAACCGTCAACATCCAGGTCATCGCCGACGACCTGAACGGCAACCATCTCGACCAGAGCTGGTGGTTCCGCGCCGTCGATACCTCGGGTCCGACGCTGCACAACGAGAGCCCCACCGGTGCGGGGAACGCCAAGGACTCCGTCATCACGTTCGAGCTCCATGATGATGGAGCCGGCGTCGACCAGAGCACCCTCGACGTGAACGTGGACGGCGTCGACGTCATCCTCGGCGGCGTGTTCCAGGGCTCCTGGACCGGCTCCATCGTGGCTAACATCTTCAATGGGTACGATGTCACGATCAACCCGCTGACGGACTGGAGCTCCTTCGACAACATCACCGTCAGCATCGCCGTGGAGGACATCGACGGCAATCCTGCGAGCCTCGGCTGGCTCTTCTCGATCGAGGACTATCTGGGGCCGCTGATTGTCCCCATCTCGCCCACGGTGGGCGAGACCGAGGTGGGCATCGCGACCCACATCACCATCCGGTTCCAGGACGAGAACCAGGTGGTCCTGACCACCATGAAGGTGTACGTCGACATCGGCTCCGGCTTCGAGCTTGTCTATGAGGGTGGCGGAGCTCCGGACTTCAAGCCGGGCTGGGATGGCCCCTTCTCGGCTCTCACGGGTCCGGCCAGCAACCGACTTCTCGTCATCGACAGGGTGGGCAACATGCCACCCAACGAGTCCATCAGCGTGTGGGTCTTCGCACAGGATCCTGACGGGAACCCCGAGAGGCTGTAGACCATGGCAAGCCAGACCTACTACTGCGCCCAGCTCACTCACGGTTTCTACAAGGTCACCATCCCAAGTGGCGCATCGCCGACACCCACGGTGGCCGACAAGGTGGCCATCGGGACCTCGGTCAACTCTCGCTGGGGCATCTGGGTCTTCGGACCTACCAAGCAAGAAATCTGGGTGGCGGGCAATGGCCATGCCACTGCAGCAAGCTCGTCGACGTTGTGGCGCTCCCAGAACGGTGGCGTGTCCTTCACCAATGAGTACTCCCGGTTGACGGGCACACCGCCGGAGCAGAACGATGTAGGCGTCCTGATGGGGATCGGAACTGCTCCGGCTGGCAATCTGTTCGCGGCGGGCAGCGCCGCGTTCGTCGGCAACAAGTTGTGGCGGGCGCCATCTCCGTTGAACGGAAATCCGTTCAGCGTGGAGATCACCCCATCCTCCGGCGGCGTCAACCAGATGTACGCCGTGGAGAACCCTACGCGGCTGTGGACCACCGAGGGGAATGTTCTCGCTGTCGCCGTGATCCACTATTGGAACGGCAGCACTTGGACTGTGGCGAGCAAGACCGGGATCACTTGGAGGCCACCGGCCACCAATATTGGCCTATTCGGAGGTGTCTGGATCGATGCGGCCAACAACCGGGTCTACATCATGGCCCGGGACAACAACACTCCGCCGCATTACTACGTGTTCCGCAAGGCCGCGGATGCACCAGCAGATCCGTGGGTAGAAGACAACTATTTCGGCGCCATCGTGACTACAGGTTGGAGCCCGCGAGGATTCGGGAGCAATTTCTCCAGACAGCTCAACGGGTGCCAAAAAACGGGCGCAGTGTACATGCTCTATAGTGGGCTGGCCAACAAAAGCACGCTCCAGCGTCGAGATCCCGGCACCGGAGTCTGGTCACTGGTCAAAGCGACCACAGGCGTGAGCCCCCAGGTCGATCTGTGGGTGGTCGATGACGACCACCTGCTGGCCTTCCCAATCTGCAAGAACGAGACCGGCTACTACGAGATCGGTGTGGACATTCCGGCGCTCCCGGGCGGCGAGCAGCCGATGGCCGTCTGGGGCGACACGGAGTATCCGGACACCGATGCCCCATACCTGGACAATCTCAGTCCCTACGACACCGAGGTGGGCGTGGACCCATTCGGCAACATCGTGCTTGAGATCCACGATGACGGCGACGGCGTGAACGCTGCGTCGGTGGACATCACGGTCAACGGCGATCTGGTCTGGACGGCTGACGCCGAAGCTGACCCGAGCAATTACGCTGTGAGCAAGACGGTTCTCGGCACCGGCTTCCGCTATACCATCAATCCGGTGGGCATGCTGCCTCCAGGCACGACGACCGTGCAGGTCTACGCGGAGGACCTAGCGCCATGAGCCCCAACGTACTCGACACCAGCTACACCTTTGACACCGGCGGGGTCACCTACTCCTTCACCACAAGCCTGGGTGACATTCTCACCCGGGTGCCGATGGCCGCCTGGTATCTGGACTTCGTCAAGAAGAGCAACCTGGCGACCAATCCGGTCATCGCCAACCGATTCCCGCCGCCTCCGATTCCGGCCTCGCTGGAGGGCTCCGTCTACGAGCCCTTCGAGCTCGAGTCCGGCGATGTCCTCACGGTGGGCACCCCAATTGGGGCCTCGCTCGAATCTGCCATCGCAGAGCCCTACAACCTGTCCGATGGTGACACCCTGGAGCTGCGCATCGATGGAGGTTACACACAGGAGTTCGTGCTATCCGGCCTGACGGCCGGCGCCGCCACCGCGGAGGAAGTGGCACGCTCCATCCACGCCACCATCCGCAAGGCCCGGGCGGCTATCTCCTCCAGCGAGACCAAGGTCACCATCTACTCCAAGAGCCTGGGCGAGGACTCGCAGGTCTATGTCTCCGGGGGCACCGCGGCGGCCATCCTCGGCTTCGACACCAACCCGATCACGGGCCCCGTATTCGGCGCCGATGGCGAGGAGAGCGTCGAGTTCGACGCTGTGGCCGCCAAGGTGGACAGTGGCAATACGGCGGCCTTCGATCTGGACGACGGCGACACCCTGGACGTCAAGGTCGACGGAGGTGTCACGCAAACGATCACCTTCTCGATTGATCAGTTCGCGGACATCGATGTCGCCCTGGTCGGTGAGATCATCGCGGTCATCAACGACCAGCTGAATGGGGCAACCGCCTCAGGAGCAGAAGGGGACTCCAAGGTCAGGATCTCCTCGCACACCCTGGGCACCGGGTCGAGCATCCAGGTCACCGGCGGCACCGCAAACGCCGCCGGCAAGCTCAACTTCCCCACCTCGATCGAGACCGGCAGCGGGGACTTCGTCGACCTGTGGCAGGCCACGGCGGTCGAGGTCCGGGACTACCTCAATGCGAGCCTGACTCTCTCCGAGGCCTCGATCGCCGCCGAGGGCCTTCGGGTCCGCATCACCACCGCGGCCCGGGAGCGAGTGATCTGCAGTGGATCGGCAGCCCTCGCTCTGGGCATTGCCTCTTCGGGACGAGTTACGAGTAGCAACGCCGAGCCCTTCAGGATCACCAAGGGCCAAACTATAAAGGTCAAGGTCGATGGTGGTCCAGAACAGACCATCGTCCTCACCCCTCATGGAACCCTGAACACCCAGGACCTGGCCGCAGAGGCCGTGGTCGACCTCCTCAACTTCTACCTGTCCGGCGCCACGGCGTACACCTCGGAGGACGGCACCAAGGTCGCCATCGTCTCCAACTCCACCACCACGCCCAGCACGGTCGAGGTGACCGGCGGCAGCGCCAACCCGGAGATGGCCTTCCCGGAGAACTCCGAGGGCTCCGGGGTGGGCATCTCGGACTTGTCCGTGTCGGAGGCCGGAGCCGACGAGGACATTGACCTGATGCTCTTCGACATCACGTCGTCGGGCTTCGACTGGGTCAAGATCTGGGTCAAGGGCAACTTCGAGCGCAAGCTCATCTGGGACTCCGCCCTGGCCTTCACCGAGCCGGGCTGGACCGTCACCGAGAGCAAGAGCCCATCACCTGGCTCCGGCGTCGATGACACCTGGAGCATCTCGCTGGCACACAGCACCGACTTCACGTCCGACGAGCTCATGTACGTGGAGGTCGAGGCCGAGACCCTGGGTGCCGACAGCCTGAGCACGGTCTACTACTTCGTGGTGGAGGACGTCCGCCAGCCCACCGTGGTCAAGATCACGGTGCGGCAGCCGGATGTACTGCGCGTCCGGTTCTCCGAGCCCATGAACCAGATCGCGAGTGACTCCAGCTCCTCGCTCTACACCCGTGACGTGTCCGGCCGCATCAGCTACTACGAGACCATCAACGTGGGCGGGACCGATTACGACAACGTCGTCGAGGCGCCCGTGGCCAGCTTCGCCACGACAGACGTGGGCGCATTCCTCGGCTCGGCCGGCGCCCGCAACTCCCAGAACAACGGCTGCTGGGAGATTCTACAGCGCATCTCGACGACCATGGTCCAGGTCGACGCCGAGCTGGTCGACGAGGAACCGGCAGACCCTCAGTCGGAGACGCCGCCCTCCGTCTACGTCTCGCCCTACAGGATCAACCGCGTGGACCCCCCGGCCGGCACGATCCAGCCCTCGTTCCAGCCCATCGTGATCGACGCCACGGCGGTGGCCAGCTCGGCCATCCCCACGGGCGACGAGGTCGGTCGCTACGTCGACCTGCAGCTGCACGACGCCCTCAGCCCGGAGCTGACGTACCAGCTCGAGCTCGTCCTGATCGAGGACCCCGCCGGGAACCTCATCGGCTCGACCTACACCTTCACCTCGTGGTCTCCCTACGATGTGGAAGGTAGGGAGTTCGAGCTGTGGGAGATGCTCCCGCTGAAGAACAGAGATGAGGACAAGACCGGAGACCTCGAGAGATTCGTCAAGTGCTTCGACGAGGCCACCAAGGTCATCCTCTACGACATCGACAGGTTCGGCCGCCTGCTGGACCCCTGGGCCTGCCAGGACGAGGCTGTCGACCCGCTGCTGGAGCACCTCGGCAATCCCCTGGCCTTCGTCAGCAGCCTGACGTTGGATCGCAAGCGGGACCTGATTCCCATCCTCGTGCCCATGTACAAGCAGCGAGGCACCGCCGAGGGCATCGAGGACGCGGTGCAGTTCTTCCTGAACAAGACCGTGGTGGTCAAGCCCTGGAACATACCCGCCGACACCTGGGTCCTGGGAGAGTCCCTGTTGGGCTACAACACCTACGTGGGCCCTTCCCAATCCTTCGTCCGATACTCCTTCTTCCTGGAGCACACGGTGACCTTGACGGATTCGGACAAGAGCATCATCAAAGAGATCGTGGAGTTCATTCGACCCGCGCACACCCACTTCGTGGGCTTCCAGCTGGTCTGAGAGAGGTAAAGCGATGGCCGACAGAAGAGACTTCTACTACCGTCAAAAGGTCCTCGAGGAGGAACTCGATGCGGCCTATGAGGGCCTGGAGAACGCCGAGCGCGCCCTGGCCAGCGATTTGGACTTCGTGGGCAGAACCCCACCCTCCACGAAGGCTGATTTCGGTGGCATCGTGTGGGGTCTGGACGTCACTTTCGGCGGGGGCCTCAACATCATCGTCGCCGCGGGTGCCGCCTACGGCGAACTGGGTATCAGGGCCCACGTGCCGTCCGACACGACCGTCACTCTGTCCAGCCAGGGCGACACCCAGATCGGTCAGGGCGGCACCGGCGACGGTGCGCCCATCGCCCTGGCGAGCGGCACGGAGTGCTGGGTGACCGTCTTCCTCAGGTTCGATCGGCTTCTCAGCGACCAACGCTACGATGGCTACAACAACCTGGTCTATCACCAGCGCGACGAGAGCTTCTACTTCACCCTGGAGCAGGGCACACCGCGCACGATCGGCTCGCTCACCGTGGGAGACAAGCCGGCCCGAAAGCTCTACCACACCCTCCTCGCTGACGTTCACATGAAGAACACTGGTGGAGGCATCTTCATCGACTCCATCGACACCGGCGACGATACGCAACGCACCGAGTGGTACTTCGACTACGAGGCCACCAACCCCATCTATGGCAACCCGGCCAGGCGCATCCATGCCAAGAAGAACATCCGTGACGCGCTGGCCCAGATGCTCGAGTACTACAACGACCACGCAGCCGGCCTCGAGGACAAACACAAAGCGATCGATATCCTGTGGACGGCGTCCGAGGCCTGGGCTGACGGCGAGTCCGTCAGCGCCACCGATGTCTACAACGCGCTCAACGAGATCATCGCAGACCTCGCAGTCAAGCAGCCCTCCGGCACGGCGTCATCTGGCTCCCGCAAGATCGGCACCAGGGCCGCAGCCGGCGGCGCTGGGTACATCGACAGCGGCAGTCCCTACTCCATCCCCCAGACCACGGTGCAGGATGTTCTCGAACAGCTCACCGAGCAGGTCAACGGGCGTGTCTTCCGCGGCGGCGATAGCTCTGTGGACTACTTGTATCCACGGGCTATCGGCACCGAGCTCGGCGACCCGGCGGGCAACAAGTGGGATGCCTACCTCAGAGACTTGGTCGTTGACCGGTATTTGCAAAGTGCCCTCATCCCGGAGATCGCCGACGACAACAGCTTCGACCTGGGCACCGCCTCGGCTCGCTTCCGCAACCTGTTTCTGGGCACCTCGCTCACCAACGACGGCGTCACGCAGCTGAATGACAACCTGACCGTGGAAGGGTACTCGACCTTTGAGAAACGGGTCGAGATACAGGCGCCCTACGCCGATCACGGACTCGTCGTCACGCAGGCTGGAGCAGCCACCGATGGCGGCTACATCTTCCAGATGCAGAGCAAAGTCCTGGCGCTGAACTCCTTCATGAAGGTCGACAAGTTTGGTCACTTCAGCCATACGCCGCACTTCATCGAAAACTTCCAGCACTACGCGCAAAAGCTCGCTTCGAGCTCGCTGGCCACGCATGTGCCCGACACGCGCTGGGAGGGCTTCAGCGGCTTCTCGACGCCCTCGTACCAGATCGTGGGTGGCGGCTCGAACTCGCAAGGCCTTCAGGTCTTCGGTACGGTGCCGGAGACGGGACCGAAGACAGTCGGCCTGAGCTCGGGCCCGCAGTGGGAAATCGGCCAGGCGCGAGGCATAGCAGCCATGTTCGAGATGGGCCCGGCCTACACCGGCATCCCGCAGGCGACCGAGCTCATCGTGGGCGGGTTCACGGGCGTCTTCTACGGCGTCGAGATTCTGATCCGCATGGACCTCAACGGAGCCTGGGGCTACTTCGACAACGGCACCTCCATCGCCTACGGCGCCACGAACCTGATGACCGGCCCGCCAGTGGCCAACGGACGCTACACCTTCAGGATTCTCATCCTTGATACCAACACCGTCGCCGTGCAGGGCCCCAATGGCTGGGAGAGCCTGGTGCCATCGAGCGGCTCGATGAACGCCGCTGAGGTGGCCAACTTCGACTTCTACTTCTCCCGTGCTTCAGGCGCCTACGCCGGGCGAGGCGCCAACTTCCACTACTTGTGCGTCAGCGAGCAGGAGACGCGGGATCTCGGCTAACGAGGCAATAAGCGATGTCAGAAAAATCGAAGAGAGAAAAGAAGAAGCTGGAGCCGAACGACGTCACCGGGGCACAAGAGGCCGGAGGCACCGTGTCCGTGTTGGCACTCAAGTCGATCCCCTGCCCCGAATGCAACGCCGAGCATGTCTTCATCGAGTTGGCCGGCGGTGGCGCACGCCCCCTGTTGGGGCACAGGACCTACACCAGGGCGCCGTCCGAAGGCCTGTCCGAAGCGACCATGGAGGCATCCCGCGCGCTGGTTTGCCACTGCGGTGCGGTCTTCAAGGTGCCGGCGCCTGCCTAGCCCGGCGCCAGGTACCGCACGTGCACCCAGCCTGTC